AAAGTATCATCATCAAAAACGTACACTAGAGTCCGCAGTAGAAGTATTGCGTAACAACTTGACTTGGCCTCAGTTAGTTATTGTGCGTCCAGGCAAAGTTGACACACAAGGTGAAGGTGGTGCTAATGTTACAGCATGGGTAGAAAAACTTACTAACATATTGGACCATGACCAAGTTGGCATGGAAGTATACGACATCAGTCTAGCATAATGGACGCAAAAGAATACGTTACTAGTGAAATACGATGCCCTGTGCCTTGGACAGGCATAATGGTAAACCATGATGGGCAAGTTAAGAACTGTATTAGAGCATACGAGGACATAGGCGACTTAAAGACTACACCAATACGTGATATTGTGTTGGGCAGTAAAAATACGGAAATACAGCAAGCTCACCAAAACAATAACAAACACACAAGTTGTCAAGGATGTCATAAATTGGAAGAACAAAAAACAGACTTTAACATTGTAAGTGATAGGAAATACTATATTAAAGAACTACGCAATGTAGACCGTGGTATATACGATCATAACACACACGAACTACACCAAATAGATGTGCGCTGGCAAAATACATGTAACTTTACTTGTATATATTGTGGTCCAGAGTTTAGCAGTAAATGGGCACAGGAATTAAACGTACATCAACCTAAACCAAGTCAAGAGAATTACACAGACTTGCGTAACTATGTTTTTGACAATGTTAAGAACTTAAAAAATGTTTACTTAGCAGGTGGTGAGCCTATGCTTATGACCGAGAATGAGGAACTGTTAGAGCTATTGCTTAAACATAATCCAGATGTAAGTTTACGTATCAATACTAACTTAAGTCACACTAATACTCGAGTATTTGATTTAGCATGTAAGTTTAAGAACGTACACTGGACAGTTAGTGCTGAGACCATGGGAGATGACTACGAGTATATACGTTATGGCGGGCAGTGGGCAACGTTCTGCCATAACTTGCGTTGGATCAAAGACCTAGGACACAAGATAACATTTAATATGTTATACTTTAGTCTTAATGCATTTACAGTGTTTTACTTTATTGAAAAGTTTAAGAATGACTGGAACTTTCATCCAAATGCATTTGTAATTGGACCTGTACTACAACCCGAAGCACTTAATGTTCGGCATCTTCCTAAATTGACACTAGACAGGATTAGTGTTATACTACAAGAGAAGATTAACGAAAAACCTGGATACTTACTAGAAGATAGTTACAGGAATTTATTGAGATATATACAAGAGCCGTTTGAGAAGAATCCAAACAGCACTATAGATTTCTTAAAGGCAATAGATGCTCGCAGAGGCACAGACAGCGAAAAACTATTTCCTTACATATATAAACTAATGAGGCAATAATATGGCACAAAAACCCTTCGACGTATCAAAATTTAGGAAAGGCTTAACTAAGAGCATTAGCGGTATTAGTTTTGGCTTTAATGATCCTACAGACTGGGTCAGCACAGGTAACTATGCACTAAACTATCTTATTAGTGGAGATTTTGAAAAAGGCATCCCACTAGGCAAAGTAACTGTATTTGCTGGAGAGTCAGGTGCAGGAAAGAGTTATATCTGTTCTGGTAATATTGTAAAATCAGCACAGGAGCAAGGCATTTTTGTTATCCTAATTGATAGCGAGAACGCACTTGACGAAGACTGGTTAAAAGCACTTAATGTAGACACATCAGAAGATAAACTGTTAAAACTAAACATGGCAATGATTGATGATGTTGCTAAAACAGTAAGTGACTTTATGGGAGAATATAAAACACTGCCGGAAGATGACCGTCCCAAAGTATTGTTTGTAATTGACAGTTTAGGTATGTTACTAACACCTACAGACGTTGATCAGTTTGGTAAAGGCGATCTTAAAGGCGACATGGGACGTAAGCCTAAAGCACTTACTGCACTGGTACGTAACTGTGTTAACATGTTTGGTAATGCAAATGTAGGACTAGTAGCAACTAACCACACTTACGCAAGTCAAGACATGTTTGATCCAGATGATAAAATATCAGGTGGACAAGGCTTTATCTATGCTTCGAGTATTGTAGTTGCTATGAAGAAAATGAAACTTAAAGAAGATGAAGATGGTAACAAGATATCAGAAGTAAAAGGTATTAGAGCAGGTTGTAAAGTAATGAAGACTCGTTACGCAAAACCATTTGAAGGTGTACAAGTTAAGATTCCATATGAAACAGGTATGAATCCATACAGTGGATTAGTAGACTTGTTTGAGAAAAAGAACTTGCTACAAAAAGACGGCAACAGACTCAAGCATGTAGACTCTAAAGGCGAAGAGACTAAAATGTACCGTAAGGAGTGGGAACGTAACGAAGGTGGTTGTTTAGATGCTATCATCAGCAACTGGGGTAAAATTGAAAAGGCTACTGAAGAACCTGCTCAAGAAGAAGTTGTTGATGAAGTACCTGCTCAAGAAGAACTACAGTAGTCTACTAATAAGTGAGGAAAATTAAATGTCAGTAGAATTAGATGTATTAACAGAAACATACTTAATTATGAAAGAGTATGTACCTAGTAAAGATAGACAAACTGCCGCAGATCAACTTGTAGGCAATCTAGTAGACATGGGTATCAATGACTTAGAGTTTGAGAAGTTTTGTGCTACTGACTCTTATCTAAAAAGAGCAGGTGAAGATTATCTTGATGATGATCTTGACGACGATGACATGGACGAATTAGAATTTGAAGACTAATGTGGTATAATAAAGTAGTTCAAGACTTGGCTTTTTTGCCTGACTTCATTGCACACTATAACAATGAACTAGACGAAGCCAAGGCTGAGGTTAAAATTTACGGCAACGTGGAAAAGAGCCTTAGTAACTTGCCTGGTGTAACTGAACACAGATTTAATCAGTTACAAGAAATAGAAGCAGTACTAAACTACCTCAACATTGAACTACGACGTATTAGACGCAAATGGTTTAAGAAGTACCTAGAAGGATATGCTCGTGCATTAACCAGCAGAGACGCTGAGAAGTATGTTGATGGCGAGGACGAAGTAGTAGACTTTGAAACACTTATAAATGAAGTTGCGCTACTTCGTAATCGTTGGCTAGGTATTATGAAAGGCTTAGAAGCCAAACAATGGCAATTAGGTCATATTACTAGACTGCGAACAGCAGGTATGGAAGATGTAAGTGTATGAGACAACTAACACCGGAAGAAAGTCACCAACAAAGTTTATTCACATTGGAGGCACTATACAAACACGATGACTTAATGGACAGCATTAAGAGCGTTGCAGATGTAGGGTGTGGTACAGGTTTAGATATACAATGGTGGGCAACATGTGAGAGTAGAGACGATGTTCCTATTCCGCACAACTACAAATGTTATGCTGTTGACTTAAATCCTAAAATTAATTATGACATACCTAAAAATCTTTCAGTATTGAAGAAGGATTTTACAAAAGGCCCGTTTCTATCTACCAAGGTAGACTTGATATGGAGTCATGACAGTTTAGGTTATGTTTTAAATCCATATGAAACACTTGCAGTATGGAACGAACAAATGAAAGCGGGCGGTATGCTTTGTTGTATACTACCACAGACTCATAACATAGAGTACAATAGAATACATTGTAATCACTTTCCTGGACACTTTTATAACTTTAACATTGTTAATCTAGTTTATATGCTGGCTTGTGCAGGATTTGACTGTAAGGACGGACTGTTTTATAAAGGACAACATGATCCTTGGCTTCATGCAGTCGTGTATAAAAGCAAACACAAGCCTATGGATCCTATGACCACGTCCTGGCATGATTTAAGGGAAAAGAAACTTTTACCACAAAGTTTTGAAGAAAGTATAGATAGAGTTAATCACGTAAGTAATCAGCCACACTTAATACTTAGGTGGATTGACGGGACTCTATTTGATGTAGCACATACGGCCTAAGTCTACGCCAAGGTGTGCCTTCTTGTATCTCATCTAAGAACCATTCTGTATTACGTAACTTTTTAATCCACTCTTTACGATCCTGCTTATTAGGTACTAGAGGAGTTGCATAGTCTGTTCTAGCAACAGGTAATGCTAGGCTTTCTTTAGCAACAATAGCAGGTACTCCTGCAATAATGGCTTCTATTGCTGATCCTCCGGTGGGACTTACTACACAATAAGCGTTATCTAATATTTCTAAAAAGTCAGTGTCGTCTTTGTCTCCACGTGATTGACATTTTTCAATTTGGTATTTGTTATATACACTTTGTGGTACAGGGTACCTAGGATGTGGTCTAACTATAATATTCTTATTAGGATGAAATAGTTTTATTTGAGGAATAATATTGTCTAACCATTGATCTGTGCTAGGCATATCACACCATAGTTCGCTGGCTTCATTTTGACAGCATATGATAATATCAGTACCTTGTTGATT